CGACGTATATTTTCTTGTTTTCCTCAAAACTTTTTATCAGCTCTTTTTCATCATTAGCATTTTTGGGTTTAACAGAATTTTTTGGAAATTCTATTATGTTGTTTGCAAGGGTCATTTGATTGCACGTAATAAGATTGTTTCTGAATTAATTCTTCCATTGATTGGCATCTCTTTTGTATTTATTTGTTCAAAAATCTTTTTCAGAACACGAATTCCACCAGAAAGAACATTTGGTAAAACATTCTCTGGTTTGCGAATCTTCTTCCGCACAGAGGATTGTTCATCATACCCCCGAACAGTAGAACCCTTGACTGACAATCCTGCCGGTCCAACAGCATCATAACGAGTCAACACACGATACTTCGTATTAAAAACCCACAGTTGATTTGCACCAACAATTAAAGCAGGGTTAATACTAACAAGTTTGAACTCCTTATCTTCTTTTGCAAAGTTGAGTTTTGATACCTGCTTTTCAACAGAAGGCGGTTTTTTGACTCGAGTCTTACGCACCGTCTTTTGATTAGATGACCAAGTTGAAGCATCATCAATAATCTTAGAAAGAAACTCAATGAACTTCTTGATGTTTGCTGGTTTCATATGTGAGTAACCCTCGACGAGCTGTTCGTCTTTCTTTAAGAGAACTTCCTGAAGCTCATCGCGCCATGGTGTATAGTAATCTGCTATTGAGTTGGCTAGTTGACTCTTGACGTTATTTTTCATGAGCCACTTATACATGTCAAAGTCAGATTTGTATCCACTCTCCATGAAGTTATCGACTTCGTTTTCGACCTCACTGATGTACTCGCTGATCTTTTCTTTGACTCGGTCTTGAATACTGACTACTGGTTTTGCAACAGTCTCTTTCTTTTCTTTGACTGTGTCTTTACCTAGAGCTTCAAGCTCTTTCCATTTTTCTTTGAGCCAATTATTCGTATCATCGGAAAACACTGTTCCTCTATTCATAGCATGACAGTACTTACCAACACTCATGAAAGCATTTGGATGAATCGAAGCATAATTAAACTTACGAATTCGATCCTTACGATGAACTCTACTATATTTCAGCGTAGAGTCTTTCCAGTCTTTTGGTAATAACGTCGATGACATCCAACTGAGAGCATAACTCTTATCCTTTGCATAAGTGTTACTCTCTGGATTAATCTCAACCCAGATTGGCTCAGTAGGGTCAACCCTTCTGATGTTTTTCTTTTTCTTAGCTCGAACTGCTAACATAGTATTCTCCATACTTTCTCATCATATAATATTCTAACTTATATTGACAAAAAAGTAAACACATTTTTATTGTTTAAAAACAATACTATAGAGAACGTAATAGGTTTTCCCACTCTGGAATCCGTGCTTTCCAGCTATAAAAATTATCAACCCATGTTTTTTGGAAAAGCAATTTGCTTTTATGCCCCTCTTCCCAATAACTATCAATCACAGCATCAAGAAGTCGAACAAACCTATTTGCATGGATGTTTGGATCTTCATGGAACTGATACATTAATGAGAAATTCCCACATGTTTCTGGCAGAGCAGCGTAGTTAGGGCAAATTACAGCACAACCAGCACTCATTGCCTCTATTGCCGAAATGCAAGAAGTCTCTGGCCAAATATTAGGATAAGCAAAAATATGAGCCTGTTTTAAATATTCCCTTACAATTTCATTCGTGACATAACCATGGTAGGTAATGCCCGAGTGTTCTTTACACTTATTAAATAAATCTTGATATGGTTCATCTCTTTGTGGCCACCCATAAATGTTGAATGAAGAGAATACATCTAAATGAATCTTATCACCATATTTGTTGTAGAGACTTTCATATACAGGAATCAACAGTTCCAGTCCACGATGCGGTGTTGTATGATAGATCAAACGAATTACACCATCGTCTATTTTTTCACAGTCCTCAATTGGTTCAATTGCATTGCGAAGAACAACAGACTCACCATAGCTAATTCCATGTGCTAAATGATATGTTTGAAACTGATAGTTTGAAACAAAAACAAGTTTGGTAAACTTTTTTCTAGATTCCTGATCGCGCAAATGTTGTACTTCAGGGTCATTCCATGTGTCATGAAGAACTAAAATGTTCTTCTTATTTGGATCAATATCCCGAACACGAGAATGAAGAATATTGAAGTCTTGTAGCAGTTGAGGATCAATGCGCTTTAGTAAACCATCACGCATCATTTCTGTTCCACCCATAGCTCCTTTAACACTACCATCATTTTGAATGGTACCGTCTTGATCAAGACCAGTTACAGTAAATTTCATTTTATTACCACCTGCGTAACACTATCAACTCTGAATGAACGCCAAGCCAACTTGTCAAGATCCCATACCGGAAGTACGGATTCGTTTACTGTCCTATTGCTTTCTGATTTATGATCAGACGCTGGCACAAGGTCAGACTTGAGAGTACAGGTCATCACTCTCTGCGAACCATCAACCTTTGTAAATGTAACTTCAGCTTTGTTTTCACTCAACACTTTAATCATCTCGTTCCGTGTCATTATAAACTCCTAATCACTGCTCTTGATTGAATACTTTGCGGTTGGATTGCCCCAAACCTGATTAGCAGGGACACGAATGAATGGATGTTTCTTCGCATCTGCTCCGTTATTAGCAACTTTAACCATAACATTCTTTCCCTTCAACCATGCGTCTATTTGATTGAGTGTCCTACTCAAATTATCTTGCATATATTCGCGGCGCATGGTTTTAGTACACCACTTTGATACATTTGGACGTTCACCCTTTGACTCATAACCTTTACTCTTACCGCCCTTCTTCTTACCCATAATCTACTCCGTTAATAATAAATGTGATGTCTTTTGTTGAGCTTCTTGAAGAGAACAGTGAAATTCATTTGAAACTCTCCTCACAAACTCATCGATATTTGGATTGTGATTTTCTTGCCTAAATGCTTGCCACATCCATTCTATTCTTGTTTCCTCATCCATTGTTCCTGCTCCAATCTAAAAATATCATCTCTGATATTTAACTTCTTTTTCTTCATTTCAATTAAATTTATTTTTGTTTTTGTACTTCTATCAAACTCTCGTAACTTTTCTAGAAGATCTACTTTCAATGAAATGTCTTCATGCTCTTTCTTTAATGCTTCAAGAGTTGTCATATCTTTCAATATCCTCCTCATTTAATTTATCATTTGGACCTTTCCATATCTCAACAATATGTGCAGGCTTTTCTGTATTATTAACACACTGATGCCATGTCATTGGTGGAATGTTAAATGGATTGTCTTTGTGTAGATGATGGACATAAGCGCCATCGAAAGGATCATATGAAGCGCGATTTGTAATAATGTCTGCTTCTCCACTCACAATATTCCATGTCTCACTTCGATATTGATGGCGTTGCATACTTAATTTACTATGTGGGTTAATTACAAGCTCCTTAACCTTGAACCCATCACCTTCATATAATACTTTATAATATCCCCAATTGCGTTTAACTTTTTTCACTTCTGGTATCTTTCTAATTTCTCAATTCTTGATTCAAGTTCAAATATCTTTTTTGCAACATTTGGATACTTGGTCTTCCAATCAACTTCTTCTTTATCTAGAATATCTATACCATACTTCTCATTTGCCCAATGGGCAATATTAAGATACTTGTCAAAACACCATTTGCCAGCTCTTGTATCTTTAAACCATTCTGTCGTTGCTGCGCCCATTAAACTACCAGCAACATTACTTACTAACCAAAGCCACATTAATGTAGACTCCTATTTAACATGGCTTGTAACTTCTTTCTGAGAACAGGAATACTCTTGCATGCTTCATGTGATAACATGGCAGAAATATCCTCATCTTTAAGAACGACTGTATATAATTGAATTGCGGTCTTTAGTAATACTGCAGAAGCCATAAGAACATCATGTTGTGTTGATGAGTGTGGTTCAATCAATTCCCATACTTTCTTATTGAATTCATACATCTCAACTTCAGTATCATTTAAATCTAAATCAAACTCATCCATAATTTTTTAACTCCATTATTATTTTAGGATATAGTCGAGATTCATCCTCGTCTCATTTCAGCATATGTAGTTTTATCGTGAATAACCACATCACTATCAGTTTCGATCCACAGTTTGGCACCACATGCTCTTGGTTTATCTGGACTATATATCATCTTGCTTGGACCTAAAATATCTACCGCACTACCATACCAAGTCTTACCAGCAGTCTCTACCCTACACACGGGTAATGTTTTGCCATGCTTATCGTTGCTCTGTTTAAGATTTTTATTGATATGAATTATCGTTTTCTTCATTTGTGTTCAACTTCTAATCCCAGAGATTGTATTCGAAGTATTCATTGTTTAACCCCATAAGTTTTCTTACGCAAATTACGCAAATGATAAATAACTATAACACGGTTAAAGGAGTTTGTCAATGGCTTACACATATCTAATAGGATGGAGCAAACACGATAAGTTTTACTACGGTGCTCGCTGGGCAAAAGATTGCTCACCTGACGATTTATGGAATACATATTTCACTTCCTCTAAACACGTTAAAACGTTTCGTAAAGAACACGGTGAACCTGATGTTATACAAGTTCGCAAAGTGTTTAATGATGTTGATAAGTGTAAACTTCATGAGCGTAAAACCCTAGAGAAGTTAGATGTACTTAACAACGATAAATGGTTAAACAAGAACATCAACGGTATGTTCCTCCCTACTGGTCCTATGTCCGAAGAGCATAAGCGAAAGAAAGTTGAGAGCTTTAAACGCACTATGCAAGGTAAAGGTACTCGTACTGGAGCCAAACATACTCCTGAATCTATTGAGAAGACGCGACGAGCTCACGCAGGTAAACCTAAATCTGCTGAACACATTGCCAATATGCGTAAACGTCCACAAGATACTACTACACTTACCTGCCCACATTGCGACAAGACTGGTGACTACAAGAATATGAATCGTTGGCATATGGACCGCTGTAAGCTCAATCCTAATCGCCTTACTGACAAAGATCCTAAACTTGTCACTTGTACTAAATGTGGACATACTGCTAAACAGTCACCTAACTTCTATAGGAACCATAACGAACATTGTAAGTTATGACCACAAGTTTTCATAATATTTCCCAAACAGTCTAAAACCGTTTGAGATACGTTCTTCATATTTCTTACGCCCTTCCCAGTCATACTCTCTAGTATGCTCAGGACCTTCTACCATTTCGTAGTCGCCGTCTTCTAGTTTCTTCCACTGTAGATCCGTTTCACCAGTTTCAAACTGATCTTCCCAGCCGTCATTGACCTTGCTGTCAAACGCAAAGATCATTTCGTCTAGTACCCAGTCCCAACGATCAAAGTATGTGCTGTCAGTTTCGCCGTTGTCCTTTTGCTTCTTGGTCTGCTTCTTAGGCTGTAACTCTTTAGGCACATCCTTAGGATCAACATGTGGTGCGCCGTGCTTTCTTTCTTTTAATTGCTTGAGCATAGGCAACACAATGTAAGCAAGAGTATGATCCATGCTCCAAGTATCCCAACGATCAATGTGTACTTTGATAGTACGTTTCTTCTTGCTGTCAATCCAACTTAGAAACTTATACAACCAAGTGTGGGGGCGATCTCCCCACTTGTGAATGTCACCTACTTCTGGTTCAGGCTTAATGCTACCGTGAGCAAGCCATTCACCAAACTTGTGTACACGAACCGCAGTGTGCGGGATGCCGTATTCGTCCTTTTCTTCTGGCACCCAGAACATTAGAGTTTCGGCCAACTGATATGGCCCGTACCAGTTTTTATATGGTCCAATTTTGATTTTCATTTTTCTTCTATATCTGAATAAGACCAAAGGTGTGCCGCTACTTGAGCATCTGTCCAATCATCGAATACTTTTGGTTCAAGTGTCTTTTCATCTACCAAATAGAGCCAATCTTCTTTGTCTCTTGACAGATAAATTTTAACCTTCCAAGTCATCTTCGTCTCACCATCCGGGTGCGTCATAGTCTCTATCCTTCTTATACGATGCAAATCCATCCAGTCCATATGTAGGACAGACCATAATCTTCTCAGGCAAACCCATGCTGTCCTTCTCACCTGCTTCACCACAGATAAAGAACGCACCAGACTTTTCAGACATTGCATGTTTCAGAATAGTCTCGTACTTCTCAACCTTCTTACGAAGGAGCAGTACTTCCTCATAGTAATCCATCATATCAGTCATCTTCTTTCACCATTTCACCGTTACGAACAACGTAGTGTTTAACTTCATTTGCCGTACATCTGATATAAGCACGACCACCATCAATCATATTGCCATTCTCAAATCTTTTATAATCATGACGATGGGCACTGTACTGTAGATCACCAGTATCATCTTCGACAAGTCCAAACTCTACAGATTCAATACGATCTGCATTGGTAATCATAAGATTGCCGTTATGGTATAGACCAAAATACCGATTACCGAACTGAGGGTGTGGAGTCTCTCTGTAAAAGATATCCATTGCTTGTGCCTCATCGCCTAGCGCACTTGTACACACATAGGTAATGGGAACACCATCCTTCTTAGAGAAGATTTCACAAATCTTGTT